TAGATTGTTTGTTGAATTATTATTATTAATAGTCTCAGGTTTACTGACAGCTCTCTCAATCAATTATCTAGGTATCACTAAGGGAGTTGTATCATTCTTAGTTTTATTAACAGGCGTGGGATATTTAGAATATAATTTAGTTGCTAGTAATATACTAATAGATTCTACATGGAGTATAATAAGTATGACACTTATTGCTACCCAACAATTCTATTTAAATTTTAGAACTCAGTTTAAATTAAGACAACAGATTAAGAAACAATTCGGACATTACCTAGACCCAAGACAGGTAAAAAGATTGCAAGATAACCCCGAGCTTCTGAAGTTAGGTGGGGAACGAAGACGATGTACGTTTTTATTTACAGATGTTAGAGGCTTTACAAGTTTGTCAGAAAGACTAGAGCCTGAAGAAGTTACAGAACTTATGAACAAAGCTTTGACTATACAAGCTAGTGCAGTTCAAAAGTATGACGGAATGGTTGATAAATATATTGGTGATGCTATGATGGCAATCTTTAATGCTCCTATAGATGTTGAAGACCATGAGAATAAAGCCATCCAAGCAGCGTTACAAATACACCGAGATATGAAAGAAGCCAACTTAGGAATTGAGATAGGCATAGGAATAAACAGTGGTATTGCGTGTGTAGGTAACTGTGGTAGCTCATCAAGATTTGATTACACTGCTATCGGAGATGCAGTCAACTTGGCAGCTAGACTTGAAAGTTCTACTAAAGAAGTTGGAGAGGATATTGTAATTGGTCATGAAACTATTAAGGAATATCGGGGTAACTCTAGGAGATTAGACCCAATTTATGTTAAAGGTAAAGAAAAACCTATAGAAATCTACACAATTGATGCAAATCCTATAGGGTAAACGGAGAAGTTCTGTATTAAAAACATTAAACATCTAAGGCTAGGGCATTACTTACTATTAGATAGAGCAATACACAAAGCCTCAGCGTGTCGGTTTTCTTTAATTAGTCATTTTCCTAGCATTTAAATTAGCTTCGATATAATTATGTACTTGGTCTAGTTTTGTAGTAGCTTCTCTTACAACAGTAGTTAGTAAGGCATATTCTTCTACACTAAAATATTTTTTTAACTCTCTTATATCTGTTGAAGTTCTTTCAGTAACTAAATTACCTGCTCGGTTATACATTAATTTATATCCTAAGAGTTGAGCCTCTTCTCTTTTGGTTCTCATTTATCTATTCCTGTAAATGTAACACCATCTTGCTTACCTCTAAGCCCTGCTTTCATATAAGAGGTAGCTCTACCTTCAAAGAAGTTCTGATGCTCAACACCCATGACTTCATCAATCCAACCTAGTGGATTTTCTTTCTGGTCATAATTAGTTTTTAATCCTAACTGAAGTAATCTTCTATCAGCTATGTATCTATTGTAAGCATACATATCTTTCTTAGTTAGTCCGGGAAGGTCGCCCATCTCAAACACTAAGTCTAAGAACTTATCTTCAAGCTCAACCATCTCTCTACAAATTTGATAAAGCTCTGCTTTAAAATCATCTGTCCATATCTCTATGTTCTCTTGTATAAACTCTCTGAACAACTTAGTCATAGCTTCAACATGCATTGACTCATCACGAATAGAGTAAGTAACAATCTGTCCCATACCTTTCATCTTACCGAACCTTGGAAAGTTTAATAAGATTGCAAAGCTTGAGAACAACTGTAACCCTTCTGTAAACGCTGAGTAAACTGCTAGAGTTTTAGCTATAGTTCTCTTGTCAGATTTAAGAGGTTTAAAAGTTCCAACATAGTCATGCTTATCTGCCATCTCTTCGTACTCTGAGAAAGCTTTATACTCTACTTCAGGCATACCTACTGTATCAAGTAGTAAGCTGTAAGCATCTTGATGTATTGATTCCATGTTAGCAAAAGAACTCATCATCATTCTTGCTTCAGGTTTCTTAAAGATAGGCATGTACTTATCAATGTAGCCCGAAGCAACATCAACATCTGATTGAGTAAACAATCTAAATATCTGTGTAAGTAAATGTTTTTCAGCCGGTGTAATATCCTGCCAATCTTTTACATCTGTGTGCAGGGGAACTGACTCAGGCATCCAGTGCATTTGATTTTGTAGTTTATAGTACTCGTACATCCACGGGTACTCAAACGGTTTATAGTAATCTCTAGTTTTTAATAGACTCATATCTCATCCTTTGGTGTATATATTATTATTTCTGACTTACATATGGGACAACTTAAGTTAGTCTCCATAATAAAACCTGTGTTTTCTTCTTCTATGTCGTGGTCTCCTCCCCATATCAATTCGCTATTACAGTTATAACAATTCATATTATCCCTCACAAGCAAGACATTCAGTGTCTTCTAAATTTATTCTAGGTACTTTAACATTAACATTCTCTACATTTCTTGCTGCATTAGTTCTAAAGTAATACAACGATTTTAATTTATTCATACCATACCAATGAACATCACTCACATACTGCATATAAGCATCGTGTATCTCTTGAGGTTCTGTTGACTTCGGTAGGGTAAAGAATAAGTTTACCGACTGTGCTTGACAAACAAACTCTTGTCTTTTGTAAGCGTGTTCTACAATCCATATCTGATTTATCTCATTGGCTGTCTTGAATATTTCTTTCTCATCATCAGTTAATATATCTAACTGTTGTACAGAACCTTCGTTAGCCGAGATATCTTTCCATATATTTTCTAGTTCTTTTCCTTTTAATCCTTTAGCCTTAAGAACTTTCTCAAGGTATTTATTCTTAACTTGATACGAACCTGAGAGAGTCTTATGAGTATAGCAGTTAGCCCTATAAGGCTCAATACTAGGGGAAGTGCCACTACATATAATCCCACTACTAGCATTAGGAGCAATAGCCATGAGGTTAGCGTTCCTATTACCCGTGCCGTGGACATCCGGAGCTTCTCCCCTGTTGGCAGCCAGTTCTTTAGTAGCTGCTTTGGCTCTAGCTTTGATAAGGGTGAATGCTCTATGATTGAAACCAGTTGCATATATTCCCTCAAAAGGAATGTCTTTAGACTGGAGATACGCATGGAAGCCCATAGCACCGAGCCCGAGACTTCTCTCTCTATATGCCGAATACGCAGACTTAGTATATCCTTCCTTACCCCCTCTAACATATTTTTGAAATCTTTTAAAGTTTGCACTGTAGTCTCCTAGTTGTGTTGTATCTATTGCATTGTCAATGTAATGTTGTAGCACATTGTCAAGCATGGTTATTAAATCTTCTATGAAGTTGTCATCCTTTGACCAGTCATCGAAGTGTTCTAAGTTTACTGATGACAAACAACAGACAGCTGTTCTCTCTTCGTTAGTAGGTAAAGTAATTTCAGAACATAAGTTACTTTGTCTAATCTTAAGACCTAAATCTTTTTGTGTCTTAGGTAAAGCATCGTTACAAGTATCTATATTAATCATGTAAGGCTCACCTGTCTCTGCTCTAGCATGAATGATTTGCCACCATATATCTCTAGCGTTTACTATCTTAACAGCCTCTTTAGATTTAGGGTCAATCAATCTCCAGTCTTCGTCTTTCTCTACAGCCTGTAAGAAGGCGTTGGTAATGTTGATACCGTTGTGTAGGTTAAGATTCTTTCTATTGATATCACCACCTGATTCTTTTCTCATGTTAATGAACTCTTCAATCTCCGGATGGCTGATATCCATGTAAGCTGCATAGCTTCCTCGTCTTGTTGTGCCTTGGTTGAAGGCTAACATCTGAGAGTCTACGACATGCATGAATGGAATTGAACCAGTAGAACGACTGCCATGAGTAGTTGAAACACCATTGCTCCTAATATCGCCCCAATATCCACCGATGCCTCCACCAGAACTAGCGAGCCATATGTTCTCATCATAGTGAGCAGATAGACCACCCCTACTGTCAGGTACATAATTGAGGAAGCAACTGATAGGAAGCCCACGAGTGGTTCCCCCGTTACTAAGAATAGGAGTGCTAAACATGAACCAACGAGAGGAACTGTAGTTGTAAAGTCTTTGAGCCAGTTCAAAATCCGTGACACCCTTGAAGGTTGCTCCGTAGACTGAGGCTCTTGCGAACGCTTCTTGTGCATGTGTTTCATTCTCCCAAAAATATCTATCTTTTAATGTATCAAGACTAAACTTATCAAAGGTTTTCTCTTTGTCATAGTCTATCTCTATTCCTAAGTAAGGCTTAGTTCCTATCTTATCTTCAATCATCTGTTATGTCCTGTAAATGAATAGCCATTATAGCATAGTGTATTATTTTTAGCAAGTCTTTTTGGTCATGTCCATTCTTTTTACCATACCTCATAGCATACTTTACAATGTTACCCATACAAAATCCTTCACCATGTCCGTTATCAAAGATAACATCTGTTGCTTGGTACTCTCCATAAGCATAGTGTTGGTCGTAAGTATTGTCAACATATCTTTGTATTTGTTTTATTGTTTCGTCTTCATTGAATTTATAATTCACTACTTCTCCACTCCTTCGGTACACTCTCTTCGTTGTACCATGTAAAATTATTTGTCTCTGCCCATTCGGCATGACTTCTTTTAGTCCCGTCTTTTCTTTTCTTAGAGGCTGGCATTGGTGCAAAAGGTTTTTGAAATAAGAATATTAATTCATAGTCTTTTGGCAAAGCCTCCCTAATATGTATGTACTTACTGTACTCTGCGTAATCCCAGAATCTACCCTTAGCTTCTAACAATATTGTTTTGCCGTCAATTATTTTAACAAAGTCCGGCTCATACTTATGCTTAACTATGTAGTTTATGTTATCCCAATGGTGCTTCCAATCATGTAATAATGTTTGATGCAGTTGGGCTTCCCATAAACTATCATAGCCTTTAGGCACATTAGTTTTTTTAGGTCTGGGTTTTCTAGGTACTCTAGCCATTAGTAACAGAGGAGTCGTAATTTTTAACCAGCTTCCAATAATCTAATATAGCATTGAACATAGCAGTGTGTTTCTTTTGAGAAGTCTTATCCCATATGTGACAGGATATCAACTCAGTATCTTTTCTATCTACAAATATAGATACTCTTTCTACATTAGAAAAACCACAGCCTTGAGCATAGGCAGACAACTGCATACCGTGTTCATCGTATACTAATTTAGCAG